GCTGTCGTGATGCAGGGTTGAACACCTCCACGCTGTCCTTCAACTGCTTGCCTGTCTTCTCACTCCATCGCTCCGTAACGATAGGCGGGAAGGCCTCGCGCAAGCTAGCCTCGATGCCACTGGTGTGACATGCTAGGTCAGAGTACAGGTTGCTTACCTTCTCAACGTCCAGCCTGAATCCGTTGGCTGTCTGCTGGTACGTGAGGTCACGCACCTTGTGTTCCATGTCGAGGTATGCTTCCGTTCCCTTGCTGCCCATTGCGGTTAGCTTTTCCATCAATCCTCTGTAGATGGAGCGCAACGCCCTCGTATCTTGGATACAGTAATCGCCCATAATTTCGGTAAAACCTAAATCGAAATCAGCCACATCGAAGTCGTCCTTCAACTCCTTACCGTACCTAGATGCCAAGTTCTTCAGGCTATGCCCACCCTCTGTGTTGCAGTCCACAATCTTGCTAAGCAGGATGGTATCGAACTGATTCTCCAGCGGTATGTCGTAGCCTATCAGAGCCTTGAGCCTAGGGAAGTCGAACCCCATGCCGTAGTGCGCCACGAATACATTCTCGTTAACGTCAGGCAGTTGGTGGTACTCGCCCTCTACATATAACTTACTGTTTCCCTCCTCATCTGTCGTAGCGACACACCATAGCGTGTCGTGCGCTAGGTTAGTCTCTATGTCTATGAAGTACATCATAGTGCGTCCTCGTCTGCTACCTCGTTCATTCTGCCAGTGGCCTTGTCAAACAACAGCGCACCACATCGCCCTGTCTCACCGCTGAACCTGTTCTTCAACACCCGTATCCGTGTGGTGTTGGCCTCGATGGGGTCTTCAGCCTGTCCGTTGCGCTCCAGTCCTATTACGAAGTCACTTAGCTGCGCGATACTGGCGCTGCCTCGTAGCTGCGATAGGCTGGTAGTTGCTCCGTCCTCGTGTCCCTTACCATCGGGGCGCTTGAGATGAGAGACAACGAAGATACACACGTCCAGCTCCTGTGCTAGTGTACGTAGCCGTGTCATCGCCTCGTCCAGAGCCTTACGCTCGTCACCATTCTCACCACTGGACACCACGATGCTGATATGGTCAAGGAAGATTACCTTGCAGTCCAGAGCCTTCACCATGTAGCGTGCGCGTGCAACGATGTTCTCGATGCTCGTGCTGCCGAAGTGATCGAGGAAGAACATCCTGTCCTGTCCCAATGTGGCATCGAATGCCGACTTGATCTCTTCCTCACTAGCTACGGTAGTAGGTAGGTGAAGGGGCTTGTTAGCTGCGAGGGACATGATGCTACGTCCCGTTGCCCTGCTGCTCTCTTCCAAGAACATCAAGCCCATCTTCCAGTCAGTCTGATCGAGAAGACCACTAATAATCTCCCTGATGAACTGGCTCTTACCTAGCCCACTACCTGCTGCTACTGTTACCAACTCCTGCGCCCTGATGCCGTAGGTCAGTGCGTTCAGGCCAGCCCACGGGTACTCCGCTTCGCTCTTAACGATAGGCTTGCTCACCTCGTCCCACATGCTGCTACCTGCAATGATGCCGTCAGGTGTGTACGTCTCAGCGTTCCAGAACATTGACTTCCATGCTTCACGCCCTGTCGCCCCGTCCTTGAGTACGTCACATGCGTCCTTGTAATGCGCCGGACTGTTGACAACCTTACTCTTACCTGCGAAGAGGTCGGCTATCTCAAGCGATGCCTTCTTACCTGCTGCGTCATTGTCCATGTACACGATGATAGACTCGAAGGAGTCGAGGTACAGGTAGTTGCGCTTGCAGTCATTGAGTGCGCTTGTGGCGCTCCTCACGGACACACTTGGGTACTTGCTTCCTTGTAACTGGAACACCGCCATTGCGTCACACTCTCCTTCAGTGATGACGATGTTCCTGTTGCAATTGGCAGGGAAGATGTGCTGTCCAAACAGTGCGCTGTCCTTCATCTTACCTTCAGATGGGAACGCCTTGTTAGGTAGTCGCTTCTTAGCCCCGACCAATTGTGTCGTGTCGTCCTTATCGTAGTAGGGATAGATGTGACTCTCTCCCTGTACCACTACGCCAAACTTCTGCGTAGTCAGTGGTGTGATACCCCTCTCTGGTATCCCATTAGGATGGGCTGGAACCTTAGCCAATGCCGTCAGCGTGTGTGTGCTGATCGCCTTGTCTTCGGATGTAGCCCTGTCTGTTACCTGTTCTGTCACTCTACTCTCCCCGTTACCTACGTACTTGCGTGTGTTACAACTAAAGCATGTACTCCAGTCATCCGTGTTCACTCTTCGTGCATCGCTAGAGCCACAATCCTCACAGCCTAGCTTCCCGTCCACCCATTCTGCCATCGCTATCTCCTGTTAAGTTTCACATTGCAGCACCCTGTTGCCAAGATGCTGCCCTGTTAACTTACCCCTCTTGAATAGTCTACCCTCTTGAACTTTGAAAGTGCTACCCTACACTCTTCCCAAGTTGTCAGACCGGACTCGTAGGCTATCATGCAATCGTTCATCTTCCAGTGGTCAAAGACACAGCCCCCAAGGAAAGCCGCATAATAATGACCTGCCAACTCATCGTCTACTATTTGCTCAGCCACTACCACTGACTCCCACAGTCTTCGAGACATTCATCGTCTGCGTTCATGTCTACATCAGGGTTAGCATCTGCTGCTTGCTCTTGTAACTCCAATGCATCTGGGACATGACTACTAATGATAGTCTCTAGAATGTCCAGATACCTGTTGTATTCCTCTTGTTCCTCAGGACTAGCATAGTCCAAGTCGTTTGTTTGCATGTAGTCGTTGGTCATGTCGTCCACCTAGTCAGTTAGTTGTTTGGCTTGTTGTTGTACTTGTCCCTATTATCTCCCTTGTTCTACTATCATTATACTGCGGATATGACATCCTTGTCAAGTCTTTTCTTCAAAAAGGTTGTGCGTCCTCACGTATCTCCTCTTGCATCCCTGCCATGATGTGTACTATGTCTGCCTCCGCTGCGCTCGTGCACCCTACGTGTGTGTAGAAGCGATACAGCAGCTCGCTATACTGCTCGATCAAGAACATCAGCTCACCTCTCAGCTCGTCCATATCGCTGCCTGTTGGCTCGTAACCGTTATCTTCGCACACCTCATAGATGTACGAGTGCATAGGGTCATACACTGTGTGCTTAGAGTTGTCTGTCACCCATCTGTCATAACTCTCATAGCTAATAAAGTCTTGCATGTTCAATAGTTCTGTCTGTCTCATAGTCCTGTCCTCGTTAAGTTAAGTGTCCCATTGTATACCCCGTTGCCAGAGCATACCCTAGTAGCCTATTTAATGTTGATAAAGATAGCACGCGCCTCACTCGCTCCCAAGTCCCCCACAAGCCAATCAGTGTAGACCCTACCTAGGTCTTGCCAATCCTGTCTGCGGCTTGTATCCTCCTTGTGATGCCTGTCTGCGACACGCGTGAGCGCCTTCAAGTATAAGTTTATCATGCTAAAGCCCTCCTAATCCTGTCTAGCTGTTTCTCCGCAAAGTCTCGCTCTGACTCACGCGCTAACAGCTCACGCTCCATCTTGTCGATACGCTGCTCGTAATGCCTCTCCGCTGCATCCCAGCCTTCCGACCAGTCACACGGGCGCTCGTAACTCTCTTGTGGTGTCTTCATGCGTTCTCCTCCCTCTCTTGTTGGTCTGCTAAGTAATCGCGCTCTAACATATCGTACTGCTCGGGTGTGTATTTCACCCCATCAATCAGAAGTCTATCTCCTACGTGCCACAGACCGAAGTCCAGCATAAGGTTGTAATACTTCGCAGTGTTGAACACGAACATGCTCAGCTCCGCTTCAGTGTACCCTGTTAAATCGTTCATGCTACTATCTCCTCGATACTATTCAAAGTTAATCGACCGTAGTGTGTTCCCAGCTCCACAACGCAGTTCTTACCTTCAAAGTTCTGTATACAATAACCATGCATTGCGTCAACTCCGGTCGCTGCGTCATAGCCGTCAATAGTAAAGCTAAAACGCGGATTACCGTTTACGCTGCTCTCCATGCGCTTCAGTCGCTCCACTGTGCCTGTATGTCTTGTGATATTCCTCATTACCAGTTACTCCCCATTGGTGAATCAATTGTTTCAAGGTATAGTTCAAAGTCAAAATTGTCGTAATCCATTAGTATTCTCCCAGTTCAATCAGTGATTCAATGTAATGTATTGCCGCGTCCTGCTCTGCCGAGTCGTCTTCCATCAGATCCGCCAGTCTACGCAGTTCTTCAATGTGCTGCTCTAATGCTCTCAGTCTTGTGTGCATAATTGCACTCCTGTTAGTTAAGGTTTAACATGGTAGCACACTGTTGCCAATGCACTACACTGTTAGCCTAAGTAGTTGATGTTACTCCGCCTGTTTAGTAATAGTTAAGTCCCAAGCTGTTGGGTATCTTTTGAGGTGCAGGATCTCCGCTTCCTCTTCTGTGTTTGCGTCTACCACATCTCCGAACTGACTTGGTGCGCCAATTATGTTGAAGTCTTGAAACCTAATGTAATATTCGTACATGATGCTTCCCTCGTTGCTGTGGCCGTTATTGGCCGTTAGGTGTTACATTGTATGCCCCGTTACCAGAGCATACCCTGTTAGCCTAAATTTGTCGCATTCCTATATAGCTCAAGTCGAATAACTCTCCAGCATTCCCTAGTGAACAATGCTCTTCGTAATTCTCTTCGCTGAATTCCACCAAGCAACTGTCAAGTTTCGTACTTTCGTCTATAATGATGTATAGCGCGTCCTCCTCACAATCCGCGTACACTATCGCAATCACACCGAATTCATTCCAGACTGCCCAACGCTTGTCACAATACGCTTTGTCGCTTGCGTTAACGTACAACGCTTTGATGCTACTGTATGCTCTATCGTATCCACTATCAATTATCATAATATCCTGCTCCTGTTAGTTAAGGTTTAACATGGTAGCACCCTGTTGCCAAGATGCTACACTGTTTATCCTACGTTATACTTGACTAGCTAGCACTCTAGCATAGCGCACCATGCGCTTCTCCGTTGCCAGCAGCTTGTCTGTGTCCACCAAGTGTACGCCCACTTCATCCTGACAGCGGCGAAGCCTACGTGTAGCTCCCCCCGCTAGTTTGCAATCCATCTCGCTATCGAGGTCAATAACTCGCATACTCTTATACTCTGCGAATGCGTAAGCCAATTCAATAGCGTCTGCGGTTTTGATTGATTCGTTCATAGGTGTATCTCCAAAGTTATGGGCAGTTTGCCCGAAAGGTTTAACATGGTAGCACACTGTTGCCAATGCACTACACTGTTAGCCTATCACCCCCTCTATCCTGCGTGCGTTACACTGATCGTGGTCGTGTATCACTCCGTCCTGCACGTATATCACATGACCCCGTACCACTATCATCTTCCTCTTACCCTTTGTTAGTTTAGCGTAGGTGTTAGGCGTGCGATGCCCCTTAATGGACTCGCAGGATATGCTCGCCTGCCTATTAGTCGATAGCAGGATGGCCTGTGTGACCATGCTCATCGTGCATCCTTTACCTTTCTTTCTCCCTAGCATGGACAGCGTCTTGTGTGCCACCGTGTAGCGCACATTACAATACATTGCCACTGCCTTCACAGTGCAGTCATTGTGTTCGCCCATGCTCTTACTGATGGCCTCGAGAGCCTTATATTTCTTGGTTTTCATGTCCTATTCTCCTGTCATAATCAATGCGATGATGGCGCCAACTGCTACCATTGCTATGAAGCCTGTAAGTACGATGATCATTGACGTTGTCATGTTGCTCTCCTTCGGTTGTAGTATCGACTCTTCGAGTCGAGGTAGTACTTCACGCATGTCCCCCGTGTTGCTATCTGTGTAGAGGCTAGTGGCTCCGCCTACGTGATGTGAGGGACATGATTGAAATTCCTACATGTTCTGGCAACGCAGTCCCTACATATAGTATCTGTCTCTCCCTGTTGGCTAGATAGTGCGAGCAACGCAGCTAGTAGTTAGTAAGGGCGAACGCGCTGGATACTTTAGGACGTTGCCTGCGTCACTTCTTATATCCCGCTGAACACTTCGCGGTACCTTCTGCTCACGTTGCCTGCCAGTTGTCTGGGAGGTATTAGTGGGAACCCCTTGGTTCGCTTTGCTGACCCACCTAATCGGTTGCTAGAAGGTGGTTTCGATTTCGGATCGTAAATGCTCCTGAACCGAGACATCAATGTAACCATCCTGAGATTTGGTGCAAACAGCCAATATAATATGCAATAGAATCAATGAGTTACAATCGCGATATTTGTTGCGTTTTCACAGATGCCCTGTAGCCCAGTGGTAGCAAGGGTTTCAATTGCACGATTCCCCCCACCACTGTGTGCGTAGTGTATTTCTCGACGCATCGGTGTTCGTCGGCGTGTCGGCGCTATGCATGAAGTTGCATACGTTTGGGACGCTATGCGTACAATGGTGTGCCACTGGCAGTGTGCAATGGTGTGCCTGACTGTGGTGCATGACACCTATAGCAGTGGGCAATGGTGTGCCGTGAATGGTGGCCGCTGTGATGGTGCGATGGTGGTGCGATGGTGGCATGGTGTCCGGTGCGATGGTGCGGCACGATGGTGCGGCACGATGGGCAATGTATTGACACGATGTGTGCCATGACATGAGGTGTTGGCATAGAGTGTGACACAATGAGGCAGCCTACCCGCCCCTCACCCTCGCCCAATGTGGAGCGTGTGTGTACATGTAGCTTATGACGACATGTGCGTAACCCTGTGGATATGCTGTTGATAACCCTGTGGATATGCTGTGGATAACCCTGTGGATAACCTGTGCGTAAGCTGTGGATAACTCGATCGGGGGGGTGGGGATAACTTCGGCGGCCTCGCGCGGTGGGTGCCACCTAGTTTCACGAGAGGGCAATTTAGGCCACTTAATACCCCTATATTACACGGGGGCATTCAGCCTACTATACCTCAATGTTATCAAAGGCTTACAGTGCCATAACCTGTAGTTATACCTGCCCTCTAAAGGGACACTATGGCTGACAGCTAGAGAACACAGCACAGAGGCGTAGTGGGCACTAACATAAACGCACGCCGACATAAAGCGTAGTGGACACTAACCTCTCGGCCCCCTGATACCAAGGCCTGACAAACAGTTAGCGAAATCTCTTGACTTTCAGGACAAAACGTGCTACAATGAACACTTGTTAGACAGACAACAAAGATAGACACACATCAGACATACATTAACGCTCTACTACTAATGATTGGCTTGTAGTAGTTCTCGGCGTTAATGACATCCAACGCTCCTCTCCACTGATAGACAGCTAGGAGCTACATTGTACTAAGGGGACTCCATGAACAGCCACACCAAGACATGCTCCATCTGCGAGGTGTCCAAACCCAACACAGAATTCCACTACGTAGCTCTAGGTGTTACTACTAGAGGATGTGTCCTGTGTGTCAAGAAGCCAGCCGACATGTCAGCAGTGGAATACAGAGGAGCTATATTTATGTCCAACAAGGGCGGAATTAACAAATGAACAGCAACGAATCGGACGCCCACTCTACCCCTCCTATCGTGAAAGACGCTCCCCTCGTCCGAAGCGATACCAGAGTCGGGCGTCCACCTAAACCCAAGAAGCGAGGCGTTGGAAGGCCCAAGGGCAACAGCGCCATCCTCGCCGAATATCAAGAGCGTATGCTCAATAGCCCCAAGAGCCGTAAGGTCTTAGATAAAGTCTTTGATATAGCCTTGGATGACGATCACAAGCATCAAGCAGTGTGCATTAAGCTAGTCGTTGATCGCCTAGTACCTATGAGTCACTTTGAGAAGGAGAAAGCTGGTGGCATATCGGGTATCACTATTACTATGGCTTCTGCTGGTGGCGATGTTAACATCAACACAGGCAGCGATGCCGAAGACGAAGACGAACGCGACATCACAGAATATACAGAGGATAATACAGATGGCGAATAAGGCACAGGTAGGCCCACTATCGGAAGGCTACGAGCGTATGCTCATGCAGGCAGAGAACGCGCCATTGCTGGCATCTATGAACGCAGGCGGCGTGGACGGCAAGCCCCCATCGCTCAACGGCTTACGTCACGAAAGCCCAGAGAAGGGCTACGACACAGCAGGCTTCGGACACAAGATGTCTAAGGGTGAGCATAACAGCGGCTTCATTAATGGCAAGCGGCTAGAGGAGTTTACTCCAGTAGACCTGATGAACATGTTCCGTAAGGATCAGCAGCGTGTCATGGTAGGCATGAACAAGCAGCTCAGGGCTATGGGTATTGACCACAGCAAATGGACACGACGCAAGAAGGAAGCAGCATTCGACATACACTACAACGTCAAAGGCGGCGTCAAGACATATCCCAAGTTCGTCAACGCTATAGACGCTGGTGACTGGAAGACAGCGCAGAAAGAGAGCGCCCGAAGCTACACAGTGGACGGACAGAAGAAGCAGATGATTAAGCGTCAGGACTTGTGGAACGCACAGTTCATGGGCAGCCAAGCAGCTAAGGGCTACGCCACCCCCGCAGCAGACAAAGAGACAGCCGAGGTGCTAAACCAACAGCGCCTACAGCGCGTTGACGCAGCTACGCCTAGAGCAGCAGCAGCTATGGATCAGAGACAAGAGGTGCAAGGCTTGCAAGAGGAAGTGGCAGCACAGCCAGAGCAGGCAGGCGCAGATGGCGGCTTCCTACAGGCAGCACAGCAGCAGGACGCAGCACCGCAGCCTCTAGTGGCTACACCGTCCCCCGATATAGACCTCGGCGGGATGCTCAGCAAGGAATACACCAACCCAGCCACAGGCGGCAAGGGCGAAATGGGAGCAGGACTACTAGGATGATGGCCTACGCGACATACAACCCAGCCATACTGCACCAGATGTGCGTTATGCTATGCTCGTGGGGGCATTGCTTTATAATTTAAGGGGAAACATGAGCAACAAGAGCTTCGAGATCAGCCTAACACCGTGGCAGCAGACGGTTTGGGAAGCAGAAGAACGCTTTAAGGTGGTCGCTGCTGGTAGACGTACAGGTAAATCGCGTCTGGCAGCCAACGTACTCATCTATAAGGCGCTAACCTGCCCAGCTAAGACCGCTAAGGTCTTCTATGTGGCCCCTACACAGGGTCAGGCTAAGGATATCATGTGGGATTTGATCCAAGAGATCGCTGGCGACCTAGTTGCTAACACTCACAAGAACGATTGTACCATAACGCTGAAGAATGGCGTGACAATTGCGCTGAAAGGCGCTGATAGACCGCAGACCATGCGGGGTGTGTCCCTCTGGTACGTAGTGCTGGACGAATACGCCGACATTAAGCCCGATGTGTGGGAGACGATCCTTCTACCCGCGCTTAGTGACCATGAAGGTGACGCCCTGTTCATTGGTACGCCGATGGGCAGGAATCACTTCTACGAATTGTACAAAGACGCAGAGCTAGGCAACGATGAGGACTTCGTTGCCTTCCATTACACGTCATACGACAACCCGTTCCTATCTCGTAACGTCATAGAGCGTGCGAAGAAGAGCATGAGCAGCCATAACTTCAAGCAGGAGTACATGGCGTCCTTTGAAGCACAAGGCTCACAGCTATTCCTTGAGGAGTGGATCAAGTTTAGCGACCATGCGCCATACGATGGCGAGTACTACATAGCAATTGACCCCGCAGGCTTCGAGGCCCACCGTGGCAAGATGACTAAGAACACACGGTTGGATGATACGTCCATCTGCGTGGTAAAGGCCAGCCGGAAGGGTTGGTACGTTGAGGACATCATACATGGACGGTGGACTCTAGCAGAGACGACGGAGAAGATATTCAA